TCTGAGTGCAAGCCCAAATCCAAAATTTATTTTGACTTGACTGGTGTTCAGCGTGTGCGTACACTCCCTCCCACGCAAACGTGTTTGCCGAGCAGGATCGGCTAAAACGACCACGGGGGAGGTTTCTCGTACCTGATGGCTACAAGTCGTAAAACTGGACAATGCCTGAGAACGAGAAGGAAGACATGCTCTTGACCCTTGCACCTGCGCAAAGGGGGGTCGGGGGGTTTAGGAAGACAATCTGTTACTCACATACTTCTTCCAGTAATGACAGTAACTCATAGGTATTGCTGAATACTTGACGGTTACGGAATCTGATTACTGTCACTCCATGAGAACGTAGTCTCTTTGTTCTCAATGCATCATTCCGTTTTACATCCTTCCGGTCATGCACACGACCGTCGATCTCAACAGCCAGTTTGAGGGTGCTGCAGTAAAAGTCAGGGATGTACCCGTGAACAACGCATTGCGGCTCAAACTGATGCCGCCACCCTTTTTGCCTCTTGCGAAGTCTTTCCCAGAAGTGCTTTTCAGCACGTGTCATACGTGCTTTCAGCATTTTTGCTCGAACGTGTACGGGAAGTTTTGCACGTGACCGTCTTTTTATGACCTTACGTACCATCATGGTTTTTCCAGTCGTTGACAAGTTAGTTCTCTGTCACTACCTTTATCCTAACCTGTACGCTCAGACAACGACACCATTACTTTTAACACGTTTGGAGTACAAACAGGTACTATGAAAATTTATTTTTCATCATGGGCAAAAGGCGAAACTGTGTTGCCGGTAAGTTTAGTAGGTAACAGGTTGGTCTTTTCCAAAAACTGCCGGGTCTACGTACCTCAACCATTAGGGAGTGGGATCTGGCTAAACTTTCAAGTAGATGACTGGTGGGATGGGGCGTCCATACCTCAGTGGGCGTGGTCGATAATTGGTCACCCGTTCACAGAAGAGTTCCGCTTTGCTTCGTTAATTCACGACGAGTATTGCAAACACGCAAAGACCTACGAAGACCGTAGGATCGGGGACAGCCAGTTTCTTTACTTGCTAAATTTGACGAGTATTCACAAGTCGCGAATACCTCGATGGAAACTGAAAGCGATGTATTTGGCTGTTAGACTGAACAGTCGGTTTTTATGGAGACCCTCATGAGATTCTTGATTGCACTGTTACTGCTGGTAATACCTGCCCGTGCTGGAGTAATCCGGCTGAAGGTAGAAGGCAAAGATGCCTCTGGAAACTTCGTAGGCGAGGGCACATGCTTCCCTGTCGGAAAGACTTCAACAGGTAAAACTTTGGTTGTTACAGCAAAGCACAACCTTCGGGGCGGTCAACGGATCACTGTCTGGAAAGACGGCGTTTGGCAACCTGTAACGAGTGTACTCTCTTCCCAGAAATACGATGTGGCCAGCTTTGAAATCAACGCTGAAGACGCAGGGTATCCGCTGACTGACCCCGTAATCGGATCTGTTGTCACTGCCTTTGGATTTGGCCCGGAATACAACGGCAGAGAGTCTTGCGGTTTCATTGCCCGAGTAGCCAACAGCACGAACTTGATCGGCAAAGACGGGTACCACGCTATACCCGGAGATTCTGGTGGTCCTGCAATGCACGGAAACAGGTGTATTGGGCTGATCGTAAGTTACGGACGGCTTACTGCCAAACGGTCAGACAATGCGGAACTAAACTTGGCCACCCAAATAGTTCCATCCCAGAACATCATAGAGCATTTATGCCAGTATTACCGTAAGGGTTCCTGTGGTCCGTCAGGGTGCCCTGTGTGGACTCTTGTTGATCCCCGAGTAGTTTCTCCATCTCCGGTAAAAGAAGACTGCCCTACGCACTCTGTGAGTCCTCAACTAATTGAAAAGTTCGTTCAGGAATGGCTTAACGCTAACGCCGAGCGTATTAAGGGCAGAGACGGTGCTGATGGAAAAGATGGAATTGACGGTATTTCAACCGTGACAACCCAACCTCTTGAAGTTATCCTGTCACGTGAAGGTAAGGTAGTTGACCGGGAAATCATCCAGCCCGGACAACCTTTAATCTTGGATGTAGGGATTTTGGAGTCAAACAAGTGAGCACTCCCGCCCCCACCGAAGGCGACGGTGTAATTAGTCTTTCGCCAGTGGAGAGTCCTATGTCTGCTTCGGCTGATATTTCGCCAAACGTTGCTAATCTGATGATTACTGAGAGTGCAGCGAATCTGCAAGCAAGTAATCGCAACTCTCGCGGCGTGTTTGACGCTGTTATGGGAGCACTTGCAGGTACTGTGCAAACCAACTTCGCTGAAGTTGGCGTGTTAGAAGGCCGCTCTGTTAGCGGGGTTCTGGGTACACCTCTGGCTTCTCCAACCGTCAAAACGACATGAGATCACTTGAGGAAATCCTGAACAGTGTACTTGCCGGGAACCGTATTCACCGTCAAAGGACGGACGAGTACGGTTCCCAGCTTGTTAATGCCGTACTGAAAGGGGATACGGATGGAATCAACAACATCGTCAGATCCGCTACCCAGAGCGTTTCAGAACGAAGCGTTGAAGAGGTGGAAGTTAGAGACTCTGACGGGCAAGCTGGGCTTGGAAGCACTTCACCGCCACCAGCAGCAGAGTCAAATGAACCAAGCAGCGGAGAATAGAGCAGTCCGTAAAAGTCTTTGGGGAGACGAAAGCAGCGAGGATGAAATGGGCGACTTTATTGGAGGGGACGTAAACTACACTGTCCAGCAATCTCCAGCCCCTACCGCTAAACAAAGCGGTCTGCTGAGTAAGCTTTTATTACTAGCTTTGGGAGCACTGGGACCGGCAGGAGCAATAGCCGGGTATCTCGTAAAAGACGTACTGGACAAAGCACCCGTGCCCCCACAGAATACGACTGAAATTCAGCAGATCACTAACTCTGAGAGTCTTGAGTTTCGATTACTGAACGCTGAAGACTTGGTTGAATAAGAAGCAACGGGCCTAACAATGCCAAAGCAACCAGAAGAAAGCGATTCTGGGCTGGAGTTGAACGGTCCAAAACGACAACTAAGGCTGAAAGGTAAAGCCCTTGATCAGTTTCTTAGTTACATCGGGCCGTATCTTCCCTTGATAGTGAAAGCTGTAGCGTTTTCTATAGCCGCTATCGGGCTTGCTTTTGCTATCAGTTTACTCGAACCAGTGATAAAAGGTTGAGTTATGCCAGTTGAAATTTGGGACACCGAATACTGGAATGTCTGCCTGAAAACAATCGGGATAACTACGTTTTTGATAGCAAGTGGTATCTATTACTTGTGCAAGCACCAATACCAAGACACCCGTATGGGTGCTTCGTTGGTCACTATTGCACAAGTCGTATTTGTGTCGTTTTGCGTTTACTCTGCTCACGTTGTGAAAGAGCACGAACACACTTTACTGAGCAGAGTTAAAGTAGAAGAAGTAAGTAACCTGTCCTCGCTGGTGGCAGACATCAACCGAGTCGAAACTAAAGGGGGTTTGAAAATTGAGTACGTCAGGTCCGGACTGTCAAGAAACGCCGGATGGTCCTCCGGTCAAGTGTCTTTACGAACTGAACAAAGTGGAAACACTGACTACACAAATAGAGTCTTTAGTTCGTCAACTATCGAAAGCCTTGGAAGATTTACACGCTTGCCAATCTACTGAACCTAAGACACTGTTTTCTGGCATTGAAAAAGAAGAGAGTGTAAGCAGTTTCAGCAAGTTAGCGGATTTGGCTATCGGCTTGAAAACAGAAGTAAAAGTGTTCAGATCTACAACGGTTCAGGAAAAGAAATCGTGAAGCGATAGCATTCAGACCGACACGACAACAACAACAGGCAGCGAGCGAATGACATGGCTTTAATGGCGTTTCCGTATTCTTCCGTTCTTGACGTGACGGCCTTCACACTGCTGGGCAACAATACCGGCAGTGCGGGGGCAGCACAGGCACTAACGGCATCGCAGGTTCGCACGCTGTGCAGTCTCTACAGCACAAGCGAGGTGGACACACTGCTTAGCGGCAAGGCCGCAGCCGTCCACGTTCATGCAGCATCCGCTATCACGAGCGGAACGATTGACACGGCACGCCTTGCGAGTGGCACTGCAGACGCAACTACCTATCTCCGAGGGGATCAAACGTGGGCAACGGTGACGGCTGGCGTAGGCGGCAGCACTGGAGCCAACGACAACGTGGTGCTGCGGTCGGATGGCACTGATGGGGATAAGCTGCAGGGGTCGGTAATGTCGATTTTGGACGACGGTGACATCGTTGTTAATGGCCGGATAGAGTTTGACGCATCGACAGGAAGACACGGGGCAGGCCGGAGTAATGCATACAACACATATTTTTTGGCAGGTGAACAGGGGCTCGGATTGGCTTTTGACGGAGGCTGGGGGGGCCTAAAGGCGCTCGGCGGAATCGGTGACACTGGTGCAGAATTGTTGTCGGCGGGCGGCATCACGCTGAAAACGGGGACAGGCAAGGGTGTCCACATTGGCAACGGGACTGACCCGAAATCGGTGAGTATTTACAACACCTACACAAGCACCACAAGCTATGAACGTCTAGAAATCGGCTGGGATACAAACGTCGCGACAATCAACACAACGGCGGGCAGTGCTGGCGGAACAAAACGCGGGCTACAGATCTGCTCTGCAATTACGGACTTGCTAGGATTTTTCGGGGCTGACCCAGTGGATCAGCCAGCGACTGTGGCAGACCCAAGCGGCGGCAGCACAGTTGACACTGAGGCACGGGCAGCGATTGCAGCCATTATCGACGCACTCCAGGAATTAGGATTGGTAGGATGAGTACAAACAGTACCAGTGACGGCGGCTATCCAGTTCCGGGTGAAGAGTTTATCGCGAGCGAACACGCACGGAACAAGATCATTCGTGCGAATCAATTTCAGCAGCTTGTGTTGGAACAGTGGATCGCAACATACCTTGATTTTTACGGACTTTTGCCGGACGGCGGCAGTCGATACACAACCCCACAAATGCAGGCGATTATCGACGCCATGCCAGCAGCGACAGCCCGCGACATCATGGGCGACAGTGCGGCTTTTGTTGCGTTCGTCAATCAAGCGGCACCGGGGGCGATTGCTGACAAATACCAGTCGCCAGCGTTTATGATGAGCGACGACGGGCAGCAGATCACGGTCGGCGATTTGCGGCCAGAATGGCAACCACAACCGGAGGTGTGACAGATGGCAACGCAAACTGTTGAATTCGCCGCATCGCCGGATCAGACGATCACGGCGAGGCTGTTCAGTCCGGGATCTGATACCGTGGTGCAAACTGCGTCGGAGGTCGATGAGGCAACCAATCGCGACGGTGTCTACTCTGCCACGTTTACGGATGCGGCGGCGGGCGTCTATCGCCTAATCGCAACCAATGCGGGCGGCACGCCGTTGGCTCAATGGTGGGTGGATCTGACGCTAACGACAGCCACTTTCCAGTCGTATGAAATGCCAGTGAGCGTGATGCAGTCAGGGCTGAGCACCTTCGATGCGGGTTCGGACACCGTCACAGTCGGCAGTGCAAGCCGAGACGCGATCGTGGCGGATTTCTTGGCCCATGTGATCAGCAAGGGCGGTGCCGGGACCATCGAGCGGGCATTCTGGCAAGCGGCCAAAAGTCAGGCATCGGCAGAGGGCGAGGTCTCCGGAACACCAACAGTGTCAGCATTTGACACGGACCTGACTGCGGTCACTGGAGCGTTTGACGACTTGCTGATCAGATTCGTCAGCGGATCACTGGAGGGTGAGGCAAGGCCAATTGCGACCTACAGCAGCACAGACGGCAGGATCACGTTGCAAAAGCCACTAACAGCGGCACCATCTGCGGCAGACGAATTCCTGATCATACCAGACCACTCGCATTCGATCGCGGACATCCAGAGCGGACTGGCAACAGATTCCAAGTTGTCCAGTGCCTACGATTTAGTTGCTTGGCTCTTAACAGCGGCTGTTGGAAACATTTCTAACGCTCAGACTGCTGCAGAGTCATTTGAGTTGATACTTGGAGGGGTTACTTATACCGTTACTGGCAGCGGCATGACTGAGTCTGGCAATAGAGGTACAACAACGTTGAGCAAGGTCTGATGGCTACAGGAACGTTTCTTAGAAGAACCCGGTTAAACTCGGTGCGTATGCGTGCTCCGAGAATGTTTCGTGGCGTAAAAGTTGCCCTAATCGCTATTACAACTCCCCCTGTAGTTGAAGCGTGGGAAGTGCGGAGTCACGCAGAAGCAGTTTTTGAAGTCAACATAGACGGCGGAACTGTCTTTGGTGTCAGTGAAAATGCAAACACTGTCTGGAGTGTAAAATGACAGCGGCATTCTACGGAAAAGTGAATGAAGACAGTTCTTTTGCTATTATGTCCCGAGTCTCCGTTGCGGGAGAGTTATGGACACAGGCAGTTGTTGCGTCTATTTCTTTTAAGATTTGGGATAGCAGCAACGTTGAAGTTGCTTCAGGACCACTCACCGTAGGTGCTGTTGTGTTTGATGCACTTCAAGTTGACGGAAGATGGAAAGTTGATTCTACAGGGTACAACTTTCGACACGACTTGGATCACACCGTCCTGACAGATGCAGGAACCTACCGGATTGAGTACCATGTCACTATGGCGACCTCAAATGAGTTCATACTGGGACCGGGAAGCATCGAAGTACCAGAGATGCTGACAAGTTAAACAGAGCGATACCCCCATGACGATACAGTTAAAAACAAAACCCTTAAATTCATTCATCAGGTCTTCAACACGTAAAAAGCGAATACGGATACCGAAGACTTTTTACAAGAATGGGCAACTGTTAGGTTTCCAGTTTGACGAGGACACTGAGACCAATACAGTTAAATTTCTTCAGGGAATACCGAACTACAACCCATTCGAGCAAGCAGAGGGGTATTACTTTGACCTCGACGAGTGGAACAAGATCATTGCGTTCATATTGAACGAGTGTACTTACCCAGAAGGAACATTGACTGGAAAACCTTTCATCCCTGAAGTGTGGCAGTCATGTATCTACGCCAACTTGTTTTGTTGGAAGTCAGAGAAAACAAATCTGAGAAGGTACAGGGAATGCTTTATCTACGTCCCGAGAAAGAACGGTAAGACTACAGCCTTTGGGGCGGTCATAACTTTGATCATGTTCTTCACCCAGAAAGAGCAACGGTCACAGAGTTTTTGCTGTGCAGCAGACACTGATCAAGCACTGGTCAACTTTCGACATTGTCAGTTCATGCTGGAGAACAATCCCCGGCTACTGGCTAAGTTAAGAGACGGCAGGGTGTTTCGTTCTCAGAAAAGTTTTGAGCACGTTAATGGGAATATGTTCAAAACGCTGTCTTCTGTAGCGGACACCAAACACGGGTTATCACCAAACTTTGTTTATGTTGACGAAGTTCACGCTCATCACAACAGCGAGTTAATCGACGTTATGAAGACGGGCACCGCTGCCCGTAGAGAGCCACTAATCGTTTACACGACTACAGCAGACTACGACAGACCTTCAATCTGTAATGACCTTCACAAGAAGGCAAAAGACATTGCAAAAGGAACTCAATGGCAACCTTCGTTCCTGCCGGTGGTCTATGAAGCGGATATCACTGACGACTTTGAAAGTCCGGCAGTCTGGAGAAAAGCCAATCCAAACTATGGAATGTCAATTACTGAAGAATACTTTTCAGACATAGTAGCGTCGGTAAAGAACAACCCGACAGAACTGAATAGATTTTTACGTCTGCATTTAGACATACGGACAAAGACAGAGACCGCTTGGATACCTCTTCATGTTTGGGCAAATGGAAACCCAAACGAAGAAGAAGTAAAGTTGATGTCAACGTCAGATATTATGGAGTGGATGACCGAACACAAAAATTGGCACAACATCGCGTCTGACTCAAGGTTCGGTGAGTCAACTGCAATTACTGTCAAGATAGCAAACCAACAACTGTACTATTCTTGGTTCATTAACCACGTTGAGTCTTTAAAGGATGAAGAGTGTTACGGCGGGTTTGATAACTCAAGAGTAGAAGACATTGCTTCCTTCAATCTTTGGTTCCCTAAGTACGGAATCATACTTCAGTGGAGTTGGTGCCCTGCCGAATCAATTCATCGAAGGGCCAAAGAACAAGGCATCCCTTACGACCTTTGGTACGAGTCTGGGCTGCTCAATTCGACATCACCAAACGACACAGTGGACGAGCAACAAATCATTGACTGTTTAGTTGGCACGAGAGACAATACTTACACAGGGCTACTTGCTCACTTCAGAGGGTGCAGAGAAGTATGCTTTGACCGATTTGGGTCATTACATATTTACAAGACGCTGAAAGAGTACGGGTACGCTGCACGAGCATACCCTCAAAACTTTCTAGGGATGAATGAACCTTGCCGTCGTTTAGAAGCGATGTGCGTTGACAGGCAAATAGCACACGGAGGAAATCCCTTCCTCGAATGGATGGTAGGAAACGTTATGGTTGTACAGGATCGAGACGGTAAGATGCGTCCTGACAAGTATAACTCAACAAACAAAATTGACGGCGTAGTCGCGACTCTCATAGCAATCGGTTCTTGGTTACACCCAGAGAATGAAACTATTACGGAAATCAGAGGGATCGCAAATGTTTAGACTGGCAAGACGCGAAAAAGCAACTAATGCCAAACTATCGTTTGCCCGTGAGTTGATTAGTTCCGTTTTCAACAGCGGTGCGATGTCGTGGGAAAGACTGCTTGGTGTTTTGAACAGCGAAAAGTCAGCAACCAGAACTGCTGAGTCTTCCTTGCAGTTGACTGCTATCCGTTGTGCAATCCAGATCTATACCGGCATGGCAGCGACTTGCCCGAGGCGTATGTACGCACTGGACGCCAACACAGGAGAAAACCTGAAGATCGTAAAGACTACAGACAGCCCTGCAAGCCGTCTATTTGGTCATTACTTCAACGACGATCTATCATCTGATGATGCACTACTGACAATAGTGTACGATGTGCTGATGCACGGAAATGCTTACTTTCTTCGAGAGAAAGACGGCCAAGGAAGAACGTCAAGGCTCCACTACGTACACCCCAGCAGAATTCCTCGGGAAAACATTCGCCGTGCTGCGGGGAACGAAGTTCTGGCGTCTGGTAGAACCGCAACAAAAGGCGAATTGGTTTACCGTATTGATAGTGGTCTTAGTTATCGAGACAGGAATGACGAAGCGATATTCGTTTCTCGTTCAGATATTGCCCATTTCAAGGGAAGCATTCTGGACCAAGAGCACCACAGGGCTTTCGGGTTTTTGGAGAACAGCGGGCTGTCAGTGGGCATGTACCGGGCCTCTGAAGAATTCGGTTACAGGTTTTACTCGCGTGGAATAGCCACTCAGATGTTCTTAACAACTGAGAATAGGTTATCGCCAGAAGTGCTTAAACGGCTTGAAGCGACTTTTGAAGAAGATCCAAATGCACCTTTAGAAAACATCTTCAAGGCGAGGATTCTTGAACAAGGGTTGAAGCCTGTCCACATGGGAATTCCGTTTCAACACTTGCAGTTCATTGAGACACGAGCGTTCAGCGTTGAAGACGTATCTCGTGCGTTCAACATCCCTCCCATACTGCTCCACAGTTACATGGGAACTGAAGCGGGCAAGACGGACATAGCCGAAGCGATGTCTTTGTTTATTGGTTCAGGAATTGGCCCTTTTCTTGACCGTATCGGAGTGCAGTATCGAAACGAGTTACTGCCTTTGGGTTCACAGACAAACTACTCATTCCAGTTTGAGAAGTTGTACCTGCACCGGCATTCTCTGGACAAGTTTACGTCTGCACTGAGGAATTTGTTTGAGATCGGTGCCGTAAACCGTAGCAAAATCATGAGCCTTCTTGGAGGGCATATAGACCCGAGCGACCCAGCAGCAGACCCTCGATACGTTCCTGTCAACATTATGACTGTCGAACATTCGCTGCACCTTCAAGAACAAGCAAACTTGGCTAATCAAACCGCGAGTTCAAATCTGGAAATGCTGGACCTACAAAAAGAAAGCCAGCGTAAACAGAACGAAGCCGTTGAAAGAGTTGAGCAAGTAGATACGCCGGATCAAGCAGTTGAACCTGAAGAGTCTCCAAACACTATCAAACAGGAAGACTTAGACGAATCACCCTCACAAGAAAACATCGACAAAAGATTGAGGGCAGCAAACAATGCGGCATACAAAGCATTCTGCAACGTAGTCAAGGGACTGCACGAATACGAAAAACGTGTATTGGACCGTAAACGCGAAACACGCCCTAATGACTACGACGACGCAGTAACTGAACTATACGCCGATGGTGGCAGGTTCTCCGAAATGCTGAATGAACAACTCAGCAGATGGGAAGGGATTGTCGAAGGCAAAGATATTCCCTTATTGATTACTAACTGGCTTTCCGACCAGAAACTACCAGAGGAACTGACTGATGCGATTAGTGCTAAACCGTAAACACCACCACAGCGGAGTGCTGGAGACAGAAGCAACTTTCAACGACGCAGGTGAACTTCTCATCTATGACGTAATCATGCCGTCAAAAGGGTGGGAAGGGGACACTGCAGTTACACCCACTGACGTTATGGATTTCATGAAGGAAGCGGGAAATGGTGACCTCACGGTTCGCATCAACAGCAGTGGAGGTGAAGTAAGTTCCGCTCTGACCATGTTCAACCGCTTGCTGGAGCATCCGGGCAAAGTCACCACTATTGTTGACGGCTACGCATTCAGTTCTGCTGGATGGTTAGCACTTGCGGGCAGTGACAGGCAGATCTGTAACGGTGCGTTGTTCATGATGCACAACCCTTATATGTACGAACTGATTGACTCCGAAGAAGCGGCACAGAACGTACTTAACAGGTGGAAGGCCCACAGAGACAGTATCGTTGATATCTTCACCTCCAGAACTGAAATGGAGGAAGAAGATGTACGAAACATGATGCAAAAAGAAACGTATCTTTCATCGACTGAGGCTGTTGATGCGGGACTTTTTCACAGCGTCCGAAATACGCAACCTGAGACAGCGATGTTGAACTGCCTACAAGTGCCCCAAGCAGCCTTAAATAAAGCGAAACTACCTGAAGTAGACATCCAATCTCTGCGTAGACGAATGTTGAATATTCGTAAAAACTCTTTGACGAAATAAACTCAATCGTTTAACTTAACTCTCAGTCTGCTTAAAGCAACGCATATCGGCAGATGAAAACCATTTCACTCATTGGAGGATTAACAAAATGGCATCTGCCTTTTTTGCATACTCAGCGGCTGTATTTGGCCGTGTACTGAACGACGCCCCTACAAAGCACAGTGATGTTTTGAACATGGGAGCAAACGAACTTCAGGACGAAAGAACCCGCCTGATCGGTGTTACAGAGGCTCTTGATCTCAAAGGCGACAAACTGAGTCCTGAAGAAACAACCGCTTACGGCGAAGCAGTTGACCGACTGGAAGCTGTTTGCAATAGAATCGCAAGCAGTGCGGCTGGTATCAAGGAACGCCGAGACGCATTGCTTGCCCAGAACCGACTGGCAAATGTAAGCCGTGGATTGAACTTTGATCCCGGTCAGAGTATTTCTGTACGTCCTGCATGGGAAGACGACAACGATAAGTACGGGTTCCGCGATCAGCGAGAATTTTTGAACTCTGTCGTCAACCTGTACAGAACCAACGGAAATCAGTTTGATGAACGGCTAAAGAAGTCGGTTGCCAACGCCGTCGGTTCTGACGAGTTCACCCGTGCCGACTGGGAAGCACAGGGTATTATGATCCCTCGCGGGTTCATCTCTTCAGTAATTCAACTTGATCCAGAAGCGGATCAGTTGACAAGTCTGATGACCCGCATTCCGATGTCCGCTCCGACCGTAGATATTCCTGCTCGCGTTGACAAAGACCACAGTACATCTGTGACTGGTGGATTCCGTGTTTACCGTGCGAAAGAAACGGCAGCACCTGATCTGTCCAAAAACAGAATGGAATTGATCAGTTTGAAGGCTCACGAGATCTTCGGTGCAGCGGCAGTTACTAACCAACTGCTACGTGACTCTCCGGTTTCTATTGCTGCGATCATTGATCAAGGCTTGCGACAAGAATCCCGCAGTTACCGCATTGACGAACTCATCAATGGTAACGGAGTGGGTCGTCCTCTTGGGATGCTCAACTCAGGCAACGATTCCTTGCTGACCGTTCTCCGTAAGGTTGGACAGGCAGCAACAGATGTCCTTACCGGGGAAAACATCATCGAGATGCGATCTCGGGCATGGGGTTACAACGACTGTGTATGGTTGGTCAACCAAGACCTGTACCCGCTGCTGTTTACTTTGGTGATTGAATCGCCAAACAACGCCGGTTTGGTCAAGGTCTTCAGTCCGGGAACAGGGGCAGGAATGCCTGACACGCTGCTTGGTCGCCCAGTGATTTACACTGAGTACATCAACGGCATCAGTAGCGGGACCGGAGCTAACATTTCGAATTGGGGAGACAATTTCATCAGTTGCGTCAACCCGACTCAGATGTACTTCGGTGAACGTGGCGGTGAAACAATGGATCGAAGTATCCATGTTCGCTTCCTCGAACGAGAAGAAGTCTTTCTGTTCACCAGTCAGGATGACGCTCGGCCAGCATGGACTAGCGTTCTGACGCCGAAGAACGGACTTACCAAATCACCGTTCGTTGTGTTGAGTAAGACTGCCGCGACCTAATTTGCGTCCCCGTTGTTGTGAGGGGAGGGTCTGGCCGCTCTCCAGCCCTCCCCTCTAACTCATGCTTTCATCCAGAAATGGAGTTTACGATATGGCTATGTTGAAGTTCACGCATCTGTCGTCTAAGAGTGAAATCTCCCCTCTGGGGACAATCACTTGTGACGGCAGTACAAACGACGTACTTGTCTTGTCAGGCAAAATTGACAAGTCTATCTTTGTTGCCAAAGGGGCAGAACTGACTGGCGTATGCACTGTTACCGTCACAGGTAATACTGCAGCAGACGGAACTGGTACTGATACAACCATCAAAACGTTTGCTGTTGCTGCCGCTGTGTCAGGTGGTAACTTTGCTTGTGAGATTGACAGCGAAGAAATTTCTTACGCTGAAAATCAGGCGAGTGCAGAGTTCAAGTCTGTTGTCTACAAAGTCAACGGAACGAACACTGACACTGTTCCCGCAGCAGTTCAGACTTGTTACCTGAAACAGAATGCTGATCTGACACCGACAGGTGGTTCCAGCGTTACGATTTCTTGATCCCCGTGACACCCCCAACCGCCAGTAGAATGCTACGCACGCTGGCGGTTGGCAGGGTGAATACAACATACCCGTCGCGGCTCTGAATCGAGGTAACGTGAGGAGCGTTGCCAACATTAAACCCGCATCATGGACGGGTTCGTATTCCGCTTCGGCGGATAGCCGGTTTGCGGTTTCCGGGGGTGGGCCGTAAGCCGGTTTTTATTAGGAGCAAGAAATGCCAGCTACCGTTGATATCACCTCAGAAGCCGCTCTGAGCACTGTTGTTACGCAGGCATTTCTCAACGACGTAAAGAGGAACCTCGGGTTCGATCCTGATACGTCGGACAATAACCTTCCCTTTGACCTCCAAGGGCTTGTAGCG